GACCGAGCCGCGCTTCACGTCGATGCGCGAGTTGCCGGTGTCGCGGTTGCGGCGGAGGATGCTCGAGGCGACCCCCGCCCGCTTCTTGGCCTCGCCGTAGACGTGCAGCTTGAGGGCCTTGGACACCGGCCAGCTCGACGACGCGATCATCACGTCGGCGTGGTAGATGGACGTGGCGAGCGTGTAGCCGCCGCCGCGGCGCTTGGCCCAGATGCGCCTGTTGCGCTTCATCTCCACGTCGACAGGGAAGCGTCGATCCGTCACCCATCTGGTGCGGATCACGAGCGGACACCTCCCGGACGCCGGCGCACGGCCACCGTCTGGTGGCGCGTGGAGTGGTGCAGGGTGTCGTGGAGCGCCGCCGGTCCGGTGCAGTCCCATTCGGAGCCGTCCCAGACGATCAGCGCGCCGGGGCCCACGCCCTCGGTGTCCCACGGGAAGCGCGCCACGTACATCTCGATCTCGACCTGGCCCATGGCCTCGGCCTTTGCCATGCGGTCGGCCGTGAACGCCACGCGCACCTGCTGCGGGTTCTCCCGATCGGCGCCCCACTTCGTCACATCACGCTCGGAGGCGAACGCCTTGCGAGGGTAGAAGGTGACGAGGGGGCCGCGGGTGCGCTGGTATGTCACGGGATGCCCCCCTGGCGGTAGTAGTCGTCGGGGTAGTAGGCGCCGTAGGTGTCGCCCGGCCGGTAGTCCGGCCAGAACTTGCCCCCGTAGTCGACGGGGATCTGCCGCGTGCGCTGCCGGATGGTGCTATCCGAGTAAGCGACGATCTCCGCGACATGCAGGCCGCGGGCCTGCTGCGCGTGCCGCTCGAGCACGGCGATCTCCTCGGGGAGGAGGTAGACGCCGCGGGCCGCCGAGGCGTCCCAGGCGAGCGTTTCGTCGCCACCGCGAGACTGGGTGACAGCCATGGGGTTGTGGACGTAGCGCAGCGCCGCCGCGAGCGCGAGGCTCTTGGCGATAGGCGGCGCGATCTCCGGGGTCCAGGCGGGGTCGCCGTACTCCCGGACCAGCGCCGAGGCGTCGTCGAGCGCGGCGATCGCCATTTGCCGGGTGCGGTCGTCGAGCTCGAAGCCGGCGCGGACCTCGAGCTCCTCGATAGTTGCGAGTGCTGTTGCCATCAGAACCTCCCAACAGGAGGGGGAGAGATGGCCCTCCCCCTCCACGTCAGGGGGTCAGATCAGGCCGCGGGGTCCGGGACCACCAGGCCGGCCTCGGTGATCTTGAGCGCGGACGCCAGGGTGGCGCCCTTGCCCTCAGACTGGTCGGCCAGGCCGAGCTCGGAGGTGCCGCCGAGGGTCAGCTTGATGGAGCGCAGGTAGAAGTTGCCGTCGAGGACTCGCTCCTGGTGGCCGAGCTTCTTGTCGAGGCTCTTGAACTCCTCGTCGCGCAGGACGAACTGGTAGTCCTCCACGTGGCTCACGCCGTAGTAGAAGTCCACGACCGAGCGGTTGACGTAGTAGTCCACGTCGTAGTCCTGGAGCCACCGCAGGGTGTAGCCCCGGTAGGACGCGGAGGCGCCGAAGGGGACCGACTGCGGGATGTACGGGGTCGCGGTCGCCGAGAAGAAGCTCGAGGTGGTGAGCGCGTAGGCGGCGTCCGGCTCGACCAGGTTGGAGCGCACGACGGTGAAGCCGGCGAGCGAGCCCAGGGTGGCGTTGCCGAGCGCCGTGTCGGCGCGGCCGTCGCCCGCGGAGATCGAGGTGGTGAACCGCTTGTCGTCCAGCAGGCTCATCTCGTAGTCGGAGCCGACCAGGAGGATGCGCTGACCGTCGACCCGGAGCTTGTCCAGGACGTTGCGGGCGATCAGCAGGGAGCGCCAGTGGTTCTTCTCGGTGCCGCCGATGGTGACGGGGTGCGGCGCGTTGGCGATGGCGTCCGCGGAGAGGTACTCGGTGTCGCGAGTCACCGCGGTCGCCTGGACCGGGATCAGGGTGTTGGCCTGGATGTCGTCGAAGTCGACCTGCTCGTCGATGATCTTGACGCCCGAGTAGATGTGGCCGCCGGAGAGGTTGAGCGTGCGCTCCTGCTCCTCGTACACGTCGTACTGGATGGGCTCCGAGCGGTCGTTCCGCATCGCGTACCGGCGCGCCGGCAGCAGGGTCGGGACCTTCACGGAGACCGAGGAGCGCTCGGTGCCGTGGAAGCGCTCGAAGGGCGTGGTGGTCATGAACTGGGAGATGACGAGGTCATCGAAGGCGAGACCGGCGAAGGTGTTGGCGACCTTCTGTGCGTCGATGACCTTGTGCTGTGCAACAGCCATGTGGAACTCCTGGGTAGGTTTGTGTCAGATGCGCGGGTAGCGAGAGCCCTGTCGGACCTGGGCCGCGAGCTTCGCGGGGTCCGTAACGGGGGCCGCGTCCCCGGGGTTGAGTCCGCCACCGACTCGGCTGGGCGGGGTCTTGGCGGGAGCGACCGTGGCTGCGAGCTCGGCGACCGACGCCTTGATCTCTGCCTCGGTGTCACCCTGCACGTACTTGCGCAGGGCCTCGGGCAGGGTGGCGCCGTGCTGGAGCACGAGGTTCTCGCGCTCGAGCTTGGCCGTCTTGGCCTGCCACTCGGAGATGGCGGCGTCGATGTCCTCCTGGGACTTGGCGCCCTGGAGCTGCTGCTCCAGCTCCTTCTTCTGAGTGCGGTAGCTGCCGGCCTCGCGGCGGAGCCGCTCGATCTCGGCCTTGGCGACCTCCGGGGAGTCCCAGGGGTGGGTCTCCTTCGGCTGGTCCTCGCCGTCCTGCTGCTCGCCTGCCTCGCCCGCCTGGGGCTCTGCGGCACTGCCGCCCTCGGGGGCGGCCGGGTCCTCGTTGAACATGAGGTTGCCGGCGTCTGCGAGCATCTTGAGTCGGTGAACGTACATGGGGGTGGCCTCCTGGACCTTTAGGAATGCCTCGCGTGATTGTCCCTGACAATCTGCTCGAGGTCTTTCTCGTCGTACATCTCGTCGAATGCCTTGCGCCATTCTTCGAGGCCGCCGTTCTCGCCACCACTGAGCTCACCCCACAGCTTGTACATCGCCCGGTTGAACTTGAAGACCGGGTCTGCGATGTACTGATCCCAGGAGTAGACCTGGACGATCTCGCAATGGCAGTGCTCGTGGAACTCGTCGCCCTTGTTCGGCCCCGATGTCATCGCGGCGGCCGACTCCTCCGTGGAGTAGAAGGCCCCCAGCGAGATCAGCGCGAGGCAGAAGTGGCAGGGCTTGGCGGAGCCGGGGACTCGGGCCCAGCCGTACACGCGGTCGCCCCTGGCGCCGCGCAGCGTGGCATGGTCTCGAGCTCCGGCGAGAGCTGACTTGCTCGCCTCGCCGGCCGCCTTCGTTCGAGCCTCCGCGAGGGCGCGCTCCAGGCGCTTCTTCGCGATCTTCTCGGACTTGCGACGGCGGGCGATCTTGATCTTGACGCGCAGGTTGTCGCGCATCTCCTTGCGGAGCGCCTCGCGGAGGCGCTTCTCCTCGTCGGCGCGAGCGCGCTCGAGGTCTTCCAGGAAGCGGTCGTACTCTTCCTGCTCCTCGGCCTCGATGTCCTCGTCGTCCGGCCATCCCTCGATGTCGTCATCGGAGAAGGCGTCGGGCTCGTCCTCGTCATGGAGGTCGGCCTCGAGGTCGAGGAGGTCACTGTCGTCCGTGTAGCGGCCGGCTTCGTCCTCTCGATCCTCCTGGCGCTGCGGGTACAGCGAGGAGAGATCGACCGTCTCGTCGTCAGGGGTGTCGTCGATGAGGCGGAACACCTCGTCGCGCCGGTCCTCCGGGATGAAGGAGAGCGCCAGGCCCTCGAACTCCTGGTAGAGCTGGGAGACGGAGGTGGTGGACCCTGCTGGCAGGTCGTCGGTGGCGGTGGTGGTGCCAGTCCAGACGGCCTGCATCAGCCGCCCGAACGCTCCTGCGAGCGCCTGGGCGGCACGGTAGCCCGCGAGTGCGGAGGTGACCACGAGGTTGATGAACACGCCGCCAGAGGCGGTCAGCGCGTTCTCGGAGAGGGCGGAGCCGGACGCGGTGGTGCGCGCAGCGACCGAGAGCGAGATGTAGAGGAGGGCCGCCTCGTAGAGGGCGACGGCCTCGTTGACCTTACGCTGCGGTGCTCGTGGCTCCATTCACCCCTCCCACCGTCGAGAAGCGGCGGACGGCGTCGAACGCCTCCGCCTGCTGCGCCTCGGGCATGGACTCCATCTGCTCTCGCCAGAGCCGCTTGACGTGCATCAGGCGGCCCTGGGTCATGCCGGGGAGCTCCTCCCATGCGGCGAAGATCGGGTACTCGAGCGCCTCCACATCCTTCGCCAGGGCGTCGGAGATGGCGGCTCGGGAGTGGGGGTCGGTGTCGCGCCAGACGACCTCTGCGGCATCGTCGTGCGCGGAGGAGGACTCACCGATCAGCTCCATGCCGAGGCGGAGCATCCGCTCGTAGCCCTCACCGAGGGCCATGCGGATCTCATCGTCTCGGCGCTTCTTCGCCACCTCGGCAGCCTGGAGGGCCTCGGCCGAGAGGTTCGCCATCTCGCCCACCGCGTAGGTGGACGGGGTCTGGCTGATGGCGAAGAGGTGCTTGACCTTCTCGGAGAGCGCGGCGATGTGCCCGTCGAGCGGGGTCTCATCGAGCGTGCCCCACTTGGCATCCTTGTCCTCTCCGAACAGCACGCGCTTGTCGGAAAGGTTTACGGGTAGGGCCTCGCGGCGGCCGGCGGAAACCGTCACGACGGAGCCGATCTGTATGCCGCGGCGCTCCTC